TTCTTTCACCGCAGTAACCGCCGGTGTGTACGAAGTAAGCTATAGCGAAAACATGGCATCTGGCGCTTGGTTGGGTCTTTCGCTTAACGCCTCCTCCTTGTCAACAAACATTGAAAGCCTATCTTCTTCAGAAAGATTAGCATCCACTCGCACTGCAACTTCAGGTGGGACTTGTGCCTGGCAAGGATACCTAAACGCTGGCGACATTATTCGTCCAATGACTGATGGTACCGCAGCAGGTAACAATGCCTTAGTTCATTTTACGATTGCCAAACAATCCACACTCAAGCAAGTCAGCGTTAACCCCAACTCCAAGGTAGATATTCCGAGTTCAGAAGTTCGTCTTCAGGACTGTAGTGCGCGGGGCTCTACAAATACTGGCATCTTGCGCTTTGGTTCAATTTCAAACTTGCGAGGTGATGCATTTACCATTGAAAACACAGCGGCTAACGGAACATCTCTTACCTTTACAAAAGCTGGTAAGGTAGATGTGTCTGTGACTATGTACTACAACGTAGCCAACTCTGAGATGTACCTGTCGTTAAACCAGGCGATACTGACTTCCGTTCCAACTGCCACAGAAGCTCTCGCAGGGGAGTCAACTTCCGGGAACAACGATGCTTTCTCAATCTCGTGGAGCGGTACGGTCAAGGTCGGAGACGTGTTGCGGGTTTCATCCAACAACACCCCTCTCGCCAACAGAAACTTCATGCAAGTGTTCCATCAGGAACTCTCAGTGGGCGTGGGTGTTTCCAACACTCTGCCCCAGTTTTCTGAGAGTGATTCTTGCGTCCGGGTTGTTGGTGCAAATGGTTACGGATCAACCAATACAAGCGTGCGTCGTTTTTCAAGCGTTGATACTAACCTTGGAACTGATATTGTGTACACGGACTCTGCTTCTCTAGGTGGAAGTTTTACTGTTGCTGTAACTGGCATTTACTCTATTTCATTTAGCGATACTTCAAACGTAAGTGGTACACAATCTGCAATTTCTATTCAGAAAAACTCGACAACTTTTTCCCAAACAGCAGATTCTACAACTTTAGCAATGGACAATGATCGCTATAATACTAACGCGACAATTGTTAGATTGTTAAATGCCTCATGGACCGGAACTTTGGTTGCTGGCGATGTAATTCGTGCAGTAAACGATGCCGCAAACGTCAATGGCGCATCCGCTGCCTCATTCACAATTTCCAAAGTCGGCAAACCTAACGTTACCGGCGTAGACGTCACTCCGTTTGTTAACATTCCTTTGCCAAACACTACGGGATGGCAGCCAGTAACTCTGACGTCAACGTGGACAAACCTCACACTAACGGGAGCTGCTCGTAGGAACGGCGATAGCATGGACCTGCGCGTCTTTGGAACCCTAACCGGGACACCATCTTCTGGGCAGCTATACATTGATATGCCGGTATTCAATGGTGCTGCAATTGTAGTTGATTCGGCAAAGATACCTGGAGCAGCGTCAAACTACGTTTATGTTTCGTCGGGTTATCTTCGTGACGCCGGAACTCAAAACTACACCCCAGTCATGGCTGTATATGACAACACAACACGTTTCTCATTTGCCTACGGGACGGCACTTAACGGCACCAACCCAACCTCACCATTTACATTTGCCAGCGGTGACTTTTTCAACATTTCAATCCAAGGGATTCCAGTTGTAGGGTGGGACGCTGTTCCCAACCAACTTGTTTCCCCCACCGAGTCATTCTCCACCGACACCGCACTGCTTACTTACGCCGGTTCTGCTGCCTACACGCTGTCTACGCTTGCCAACGCTCCAGTTGGGACGTTTATTACGTTTAGTAAGGGAACATCTAACGTTCTGACACAAACTACCACAGCTCCTACACAAACAACTTCCGATATGAATATTAACGGAATTTTGACTATGCTAGGAGTAACCGGCACTGCCGTCGCGGCAGCAACTCCAGGAGCCTTTGCTATTCAGATTGGTAAAGGACTTAAGGGCGTTTCTGCTAACGTGTATAGACTTTCAGGAAAAACAACGGCAGGTTCTGTTTTTGGTTCTAACTCCGAAGGCGTAGGCGCTTCAGGAATTCCTTTTACTTATAACGAACGCACCGGGGTTTTATTCCTTACAACATGCTCATCCTCATTTGGAACAGTAACTAGTTGGGGAATTTCTTTTGAAGACAATACCTCAGCAGGAAATGGGACTCAAGTTTATGTAACTTTTAACGCTTCCAAGTCTCCCGCACTGACCGGGGTTCCTCTGCTCCAGCCGAGAATTGCTACGATTAGCGACGTTAAAGCAAGTGCGACGGATGGGGGAACCGCAACTGCTGGTTCTTACCAAACTAGAACACTTAACACCTTGTCTGACCCAACTGGAATTGTAACAAGCCTTGCTTCAAACCAGTTCGTGCTAAGTAAGGGTGAATATTACATAGAGTTTGCTGCTCCTGCTTATTGGTGTGAGTCCCATAAAGCTAAATTGCGAAATGTAACCGATTCAACCGATGCAATTGTCGGTCAGTCTATGTATATAAGAACAGCGGGTGGTGGAGATAACTCAGCACAAGTTACAACTCAAAGTATAGGAAGAGGAACTATAACAATTTCTTCACCTAAAACTTTTGAAATCCAACATCGAGTTGCTTTTACTGTAGCAACGATTGGATATGGAATTAACTGTAGCTTTGGTGACAGTGAAATTTATACTCAAGTTCAAATTACCAAAATTAAAGATTAGTATGCAGTACACAGTATACATGATTGAAAACAAGATAAATCAAAAAATTAAGTAGGAACCCCTATGATTATCCAACTATTACAATCTAAAGGTTTTGTCGAGGACGTAGACTTCTCCTTTGACGGCGAAGTTCTTGCTGCTCTGGATAAAACTCGCCCCGTTGAGCAAGTTATTTACCACGAGGAAGTTCCAGCGGTTATGGACGGGGAAGTGGAAGTAACTCCAGCAATCCCCGCATGGGAAGAGACGATTATTGTTCAAGAGACATACCAAGAAGTTCTTCCTTCGCTTGAAAGCCTTAAGCGAGAGCTTGTAATAGCAAACGACCCAGCTTACTTGATTGGTGAATATCTCAAGACCCAAGAAGCAGCTGAACCTGATGATAGTCTTAATCTTGAGCTTTTTCTGAAAGGTGGCAACGGCTGGAGATTTGCAAATATCCCAGCTCCAAGTGTTGATGAGTTATTTGATCTAATTGAGATCAGTAGCGCCAGCAAGAGTCAGGCGGAAATCAATAAAGTTGCTAGAGAGTTTTTGTCCAATTCTGATTGGAAAGTTCACAGACACCGCGACCAACTAGATGCCGGAGTCGCCACCAGTCTTACCGATTTGGAATTTCAAGACCTTTTGCAACAAAGACAAGCCGCAAGAGCCTCTGTTGTGGAATAGGAGTATACTGTGCCAATTATATCAAAATCGCAACAACGTCTTATGTATGCAGCCGCTAATGACCCTCAAGTAGCCAAAGAAACTGGAGTATCCCAGAAGGTAGCTCGCGAGTTTATTAAGTCTACTCCAAAGAAACGCTTCAAAAAACTCAAAGAGAAGCTTGGTTGCAAAGCCTGTTCTGAATAAACAAGGATACGTATGTCTGACAGAAGAGAACTACAAGCTCAGAAAAATAAACTGGCAGAGATGTACCAGACTCAGCGAGTTAAGATGGAAAACCTTGGCGCATCTGTTGACCAGCTTTCTCGTTTAAAGAAAATGTTTAACGATAAAGTTGCTAACCTAGAACAACAGTATGGAGATACGCTAAGTAAACTCAATCGTGGCGAAAATGTGCGAATATCTGGAGGTTCTAGTAGTGGGGTGGAATTAAATCAATCTAAGCTTCCAGACATGTCGAAAAAAGTAGGACTTGGAAAAGAGTCTCTTCTTAAGCGTCTTGGTAAAAAAGCAGGAATTATTCCTCTTGCTGGTACAGCTTACGGATTAATGTCTGGAGACCCCGCTATGGCAGCAGAACAGGCAGCTAGCGATGTTGTGGATTTAGCAGGACCAGCTGCTGCCAGACTAGGAGCCGGAGCGGCTGCCGGTCCAATTGGGCTAGCAGCACTTGCGGCACAGCAAGCCCTCAGCCCTTCGGAGGCTGGTAGTGCCGAAGAAGAAAACATGATGCTTGCGGAAATCGAAGCACGTAAGCGGTATGCAAAATCTGCCGCCTTTTCCGATCTTCGTAAGAAACTACGGAAGAAGGATGGTAAATGAACAAACCGGCTGATCCGAAATTGTACGCAAGAGTAAAACTAGAAGCTAAAAATAAGTTTCGAGTATTCCCTTCTGCTTACGCAAGTGCATGGATAGTAAAAACGTACAAGAAGCGTGGAGGCACTTACAAGTGATTATTTACGCAGTTTATAAAAACAATTCCGAACTTGTTTATGTTGGTATGACTAAAAATTTTCCGCAAAGATTAAAAGAACACAAGTACCATACCAGCAAGACAAACTATGTATTTGGTAAAGCGATTCGGAAATACGGATTTGATACTTTCACATTCGCAGAGGTTATGTGTTGCTTTACTTATGAAGACCTAAAAGATATGGAAAGATATTTTATTAAAACTTTAAATCCTCGATATAATATGACAATGGGAGGAGAAGGTAACCGTGCGACTTTTGAACGCAATTTAAACTTAAGTATGATAACCAAAGAAATGTGGAAAAATCCTTCATATAGGGAATCACATATTTCTCACACTAGATGTAAAGAATATAGAAAGAGATGTTCGGAAAGACTAAAAGCTAGATTTAAAGAAGACCCTGAGTATAGAAAAAAACTAGATCGTTCTTGTTATAATGAAAAATATCATACAGATAAAATTATTGACAGCAAAGGTACAGTATATGAATCTGTGGAGATGGCTGCAAAATTATTAAACTGTAGACAAAACTGTCTTACAAGAGTTTTATCAGGAACAAGACATACATTTAGAAATTTACAGTTTGCGTTTTTAACAGATTATCAACTTCACGGATTTAAGCAATTGCCTAAGAATTGTGGATACAAAACAAAGGGGGTGCTTTGTGTCTAAATCTAGACTGAAGCGCTGGTTTCGCTGAAAAGTGGACAGATCAGAAGGGCAATGAGTGCGGCTCTGGTAAACTTAAGTCAGTCCCCAAGTGTCGCCCCTCTAAGCGAGTCACGAGTGAAACTCCTCGTACTTGGAAAGAGCTTACCCCTTCGCAAAAGAAACGCGCGGTAGCTGATAAAAACAAAGCTACAAGAGAAGGCAAGCAGTACGGTAGTGTGCGATTTGAAAAATTAAGGAAGCGTGTAAAATGAAATTTAAAAACTTACGCGAAACCCTGAAATGCAACAGTCCTCGTCGCACTCCTGGTGAGCGTAAGAAGTTTGTAGTTAAGGCTTGCGATCAGGGCAAAGAGAAGATTGTACGTTTTGGCGACCCCGTAATGAAAATAAAGAAAAGCATAGCTGCTCGGAAGAAATCATACTGTGCTCGTTCTGGTGGAATTAAAGGCGGAAACGGTAAGCTTAGCGCTAACTACTGGTCAAGAAAGGCTTGGGAATGTTAGAGAAGCTCAAAGAGCTTATAAAAGAACTACAGGACAAGGGTGCTCCTCTAGTATTCCTGCGTGACCCTATCACTAAGCTTCCTAGTGTTTCACTTAGTCTTCTTATAATTTCTTTTATCCTTAGTATCTTTGCTCTTATTAATAAGTTTGCTAAAGTAGTAGACGGAGTTGACGTTGAGAATACTCTCCAGCTCCTTATTATTTGTGCATCACTTTACTTTGGTCGATCTCTTTCTAAAAAAATGAACGATAAGGAATAGTTGTGAACATAAAAATGGGACTCAATAGGCAGATACAATCCTCCGGTTCACTTGGGGTATTCGATATTACCGACGATTTAGTTATCAGACTAGTTGTCGAAGGTGCAGGCGTTAGTAACGCTATCGTAGTACGCGGTCGTATTAAAGGTCAATCCGCGTTTAATACACTACAAACAATCACCGGCTCCGCTAGCACCACTGTTACCGTAGCCACTTACGAAGAAATAGAAATCGACTGTACTGTATATGCCTCTACTGGGAC